TCAAAAACAATGCTTGAAGATAATGTATTCAAATCACCATAGTTAATAAAGTAAATATTTAGAAGTCCTGAAATTGCATCCTTGCACGCTTCTAATCTTCCGTTTGCTATATCGCAGCTCATATCTTATTTTTTTAATGTTAAACAAAAAAGGGTGGCGTATATTTCACCACCCTCGATTATAGTTTAGTTTGATTAATTAGCTGAATTTACGATTCCGTAAGTAACCACGTCGGAAGCAAAACCATATTTAACGTCAGCAGTAAATCGCATAACTACACGTACATTTTGTGAGCCGTCCAAATCACCCATATCCAAGACACGGCACTCATTCATCTCATTCATCAAACCTGTCGCAAAAAACAAGTTTGAAGTTTGAGAAAGTAAAGCAGTGTTAGAAGCAAGTCCGTTAGCTAAGAATATTTTAATACCGTCAAAATACAAGTCATTCAATACTTGGTTAGTTCCTTTGTTTTCGTAACCGTTAGCACCTACACCAGCAGCAGCAAAACCACCCAATGCACGAACGTAAGCTCTGTAAATGTTGTTAGAAACATAAAGAACTAAATCCTCTTTTCCGTACAATGCAGCAGGTAAAGCGTCAACGATAGAACCTAATTGTGCAATAACGTTAGTAGCGTCAACAGTAGTACCAGCAATTTCTTGAGCAGCAGGTAAAGCAGCATCAGTAGTTAATTGTGTCATGATACCAGCAAATTGTCCAGCTGTTGCGTTAACACCTCTCCAAATTGAAGTCTCCATTCCAGCAGCAACTTTCTCAGCAGCGTGTGCAATTAAGAAATCAGCGAATGATTTTGGCAATACATCGAACGCAGAGTAACCCATTTGGATAGCATCCCAATCAGCTCTAAAGTCAGACTTACAAAGTTGTAGGTTAACTTGGAATGATTCAGGTTGAAGAACTCGCTCTGTTAAAGTTACAGTTGAAGTTGGGTCAAAATCACAAGTTGCATTTTTGATGATGTCATCAGTTGCTACTCTTTTGATAACTTGTTTGTATTTAACGTTAGGCATGATAGTAATTCCGCCTTTTTCTAAAGTTGGAGCTGACAATAAAGCAGCTGCAATATACTTACCTGCAAACTCGCCAGCGTAAGTAGTTGTAATTGATTGTGTTGTACTCATTTTATGAATTTTTTATTTTATTTATACTACTGTTAATGTAATTGCTCCAGCAGCAGTTCCCAATCCGAAAACATACCAGTTAGAACCGTCACCATGTAATTCTACGAAGTCACCGATTGTGTCAGCTGAAGCTGAAAATGTAATCGTGTTTTCGTCTGCTCCCGGTACGTTAACGCTATTCACGATAACACCACCTTGGATTTTGTTTGAAGCCGCCTTAATCGTCCATGCAGTCGTTGCAAATAATGCACCAACTACGAACTTATAAGATTGACCAGCTCCGTCAGCAACAGCAGGAAGTGTAATTTGTGCACCTGCAGCAGCGTTAAGAATAAATACTTTACCGCTATCTTCAGCAGTCAAAGTTGTTGCACCTGTCAATGTTTCAACTACGCCTACTTGACGTAAAGAATCATTTGAAATGCTTGTAAATGTTGTACTCATTTTTTTTTGTTTTTTAAATTATTACTTATTTATTTTATTCATTACTGAATCCATAATTGTGCGAGGTCTTTTTGAAGCTATTTTAATAACCTCAACTTTGTTTTCATTTTCAGGATTGAAAGAAATTGGTTTAACTTCTTCTTCGATAGCTAACTCAACTTCCGTTTCTTTAACCTCTTTTAATTTGCTTAGTTCAGCTTTTAAAGTTTCGTTCTCTTCTTTTAGTTTTTCAATTTCAGAAAAGAAAGTTTCTTTAACTACTGATTCAATTGTTTTCTTAGCAGTTGGTTTTGAAGTTTCCATTTCTTCCTTTTTCTCGGTTTCAACTTCTACCTCAGCTTCAGGCTCTTCAACTTCTTCTTCTTTTTCTTTAACTTCGGAAATAACACCCTCTTCTACTACTATTAACATACGTCCATCTTCGAACTCATATTCACCTATCGGCAAAGGAATTTTTTGTTCGTCTTCCGTTACGATAAACACTTCGTTACCTGCTTCGAATGAGTCAGCTTCTAAAACTGTTACTCCATCCATTAATTTCATTTGCTCAAGTTTTACTTCCATTCCGAGTAAAGTTTTGATTTGGTTTATTAAGCTATTTTTCATTTTTATTTATTTTATTTTGTTAATTGCCTTGCTGAATCGGTAAAACTTCTAACTTCAAAATCTTTTTTTAATAATGCAACTGCTTTAATTACATCAGGGCTATCTAAATAATTCATACCTAATTCTGCAAATTGCTTTTTTAATGTTTCTCCTAAACTATTAATTTGGTTAGTTTTTTCTCTAAAATTATCACCATATTCAGCAACTAATTTTGCAAATGCTTTTACTTCTTTGGAATATTTTGCCCAATTTTCTAAATCTTTTTGAGCTAAATCAGTTAATTTTTTTAACTCATTAATATTAGCAAGTTCAACTTCGTGTGTAGCCAAATTTGTTGTTTCTTCTTTAAACAACTTTCCGTAAACTGTTTTTAGTGTATTCATAACTTATTAACTTTTATATTTATACTTGTTCCTTTTTTATCCGTTTTGACGTACTATCGTTCTTACTCCGTCTATTTCTGTAATCGTTACATTTTGTGGCGTTACACTCGCTGTTTTACCTATCCCTTGAGCTTGTAAACTACCGTCGCAACATTCCTTAGAGTATTTTCCGTCTTTACATAAACAACCCCTTTTGCCACCACGAGGACTTACTTTGCTTAGTGTTTTTTCTGCCATGTTATTTGTTTCTAATTTGTTCTAACTTTTTTTGCGCCCATTCAATACCAGCATCACCACCCCAGCTTAGCCACATTAAACGACCGCAACCATCACCTAACTCCTTTTGTGAACTTTGTCTATGTCGCTCAAAACTTGCCATTCTTGAAATTGTATCTTCACTAATATTTTCTCCGTTTGCTAATTGGTTTGCTCTTGCTTTTCCTACCGGTGTACCACAATCACCCCAACCATTTTCTTCAGCGTAACGTAAAGCTATCTTAGCGTTTTCACTTGCTTCTTTTGGGTAGTCGTTGTAAGTTTCTAAATTGTAGTTTTCGTCTTTTAGTATTAAATCACGAATCGCTTTTATTAACCTATCCTCTTCGGTTTCTTGTAAACTCATTTCGTATTTATCTACAAAGTAACCCTCAATGCTGAATCCTTTTACTTCACCAGCTTTTACCTTATTCCAGATTTCATCGTTGTTTACTTTCATTGAAATCATCCAAGTTCCTTTTGGTAAATTGAATCCGTATTTTGCTGACTTGTCTTGTTTCTCATCTTCTATTATCCAGCTTTCAACAACTGACATACCGTCTAACATTTTCTTTTCATGTTCTAACGTGGCGTTGTTTTGGTTGGCTCTCATTAAGAATAACTCCGATGCTTTGCGTACTGTTTCCTCACTAAAATAAATATAGAACTCTTTGTCTCCGTTTTTACGGTAAATCTGTTTGTTAGGAACTAAAGCCGCACCCATTAAAATGCGTTTCTCTCCGTCAACTTCTTTAAGTTCTACTTCGTGTTTTTTTAAGGCTACAAAATTCTCTTCGATTGCTGGGCTTTCAACAACTGAAACCGCATTGATACCGCTTTCGATTTTATTCTCATCAATTAGCAGTTCTATAATTTCCATCTTTGCCATAACTATCTAACTTATAATGTTGCGTTTTGTACTCTATTTCTATCTAATGACTGAGCCGAAGTAACCTCACCACTTACAACATACGCCTTTGTTGGCTGTTGCTGTAATGTTGCTAATTGATTTACGCCACTTGTTCCGATAGTTTGAAATTGAGGTGCTGCCATTTGAGCATCAGGAATACTTCCACTTGGAGCTCCACCACCACCACCTTGCGAACCGCCCTCAAATTTTTGAGAAGCAATCTTAGCCACGTTTACTAAACCTGCGGCAACTGCTAAACCTGCTGCAATACCACCACGAACTGGAGAGGTTGGATCAGGAACTGGTAAGAACTGCGAAGCGTAAGCACCCGTAGCACTTTGGTAAGTATTGATTAAAGCACTTGCAACTTGCGCAGCCTTTTGAACTTGGAATGCGCGTTTAGCTTGTTTTTCCGACTTCTTACCGAATAATTCTGTAATACTTGAAACTATTTCTAAGCCTTGTTGAATTGACTTAACTTTAAATGAATTTGCATTTTCATCTATTTTTTGAGCTCTTACCGCTTGCGCTTCTAATATTTGTGTTTTTAGTAACGCAGCGTTTTTCTCGGCTTCAACTTCAGCGTTTAAACTGCCTTGTAAATTTTCTAATTTAGTATTGCTTAAAACTTTTAATTTATCAATTTTAACAGTTTCTAATTTTATAACTTCTTTGTTGTCATCTGCAATAGCTTGCCGTACTTTTTCCGCATTATCCTGCTCCGCAATTACTAATTGACTGCCTTTTAATTTTTCTAAGGCTAAACGGTCAGCTAATAGTTTTTCTAATCTTGCTTTGTCGGTTTGGTCTTTCCGTATTTCAAGTTCAATTAATGCGTCAAGCTCTGCTTTTTTATTGTCTATATTTGACTGCCCACCTTGTTTGTTTATTTCTTTAAGCGATAATTGAAAACCTGCTTGTTGATTTTTTAATTCAGTCAATTTTTCTTCTGCCGCTTTTATCGCCTTGTCTCCTTCTGATGCTGTTTCCTCGGGGTCAAATATTAATTCTGCTGCGCTTTTTTTAGCTCCTTCAAACCATTTCGCTAACCCACTATCCTGACCCAAATATTCAGCAACCTTGTCCACTCCTTTTAAAAGCATTTCAAGTGGCTTAGCTATAAAATCAATTATTCCGACTAAAATATCTCTGTTTCTTTTAGCCGCTTCAACCTGTGCTTTCTTTGTAGCTTTTTGATTTTCTAAATTTGTTTCAGCTATTTTAATTGTAGCATCAAGCTCAGTTATTTTAAGTTGCAAAATTTCCTTTTCGCTTTTGCCTTGTAGCTTTAATATGTTGTCTTGTTTATCTAATGCCGAAACTTTTGCTTCCGATGCTTCTAAATTAGCTGTTGTTTTTTCATTTAATTTAGTTTGTTCATCACTTACACCACTAACCGCTTCCTTAATGTCATCCCAATAAGCTACAACCGCTCCTAACGCAATAACTAATAAACCTATACCAGTTGCTGCAATTGCTCCTTTAATTCCATTTAAAGAAACTTTTGCAGATTTACCCATGTTTTTAAAACCAGTAGATGCGTCCCCTGTTGCCTCAGCTTGTGCCTCAAGGGCAACTGTGTTAGCAACTGTTGCAACTGTATCCGCTTCTTTTGCAACTGTTAAAATACCAAGTTTAATAGCAGTGTCTTTAATGACAGTTCCTAATTGTTTAAATGAATCTTTCGCCTCAAAAACACCTTGAATGCCTTGAGACAAAGCCATAGCAGATTGAACTTTTAGCATTGTTTCTTCTACTGCTTCACCCTGAACACCTATTAACCCAAGACCACCTTGAACAGCTTGAAAACCATCTAAAACACCACCAATAGATTTGCTCAATGCGTTAAATTTAGCATCAGGATTAAAGGCGCCTACTAAATCATTTGTAAACCCAATTTGATCTTTTAAATCAGCCGCTTTTTGAGCTGCCTTAACAGCCTCCGCAGACGTTTCTCCATAGGCTGCCGCAACGTTTTGTAATTCTTTTACAGCTTCCCTATATTGTTGTTTAAGGCTTTTACTATTGTCTTGTATTTCTAACTCAATTGTTCTTTTTTCTGCCATCGTGTTTTCTTTTCACTTGTTTATAAATCTTTTTTAAATTGGAAGTGTATTCGTGTTTTCCTTTGGCAATATCCACTATCTCACTCACGTTAAAAAAGTCATCCGTTTTTAAAAGTTCTAATATCTGTGCTATCATTCTTGTACTATAATTATGTCTTGCGTTAATAAAGTTCCTGCTGTATTAAAATATGATACTACTACTGTAATTACTTGAACTGAACTTTCTTCTGTAATTAGATTTAATCCAGTTTCTGTAATTATTGGATTCGTGTTTTCGGCTAATATCTTTGAAGTTGTGTTTGGATTTGCAGGAATACACACCTCAACCAACTGATTTTGGTAAATTGTACTCGGAGTAATCGTAACACCCGAAAAAGAACTTGTAATTGTAGCGTATGCACTTCCATTTATAAAAGGAATATTGATATCTAAACATTGCGCACTTGAATCTGGGTTAATAGGCTCTTGAGCTATCAATGGTCGGAAGTCTAAATACAAACTAAAATTCACCTCACCAGTTGTAAGGTTACTTTTCATTTCGTTTATAATATATCTCTTATCACGAATTATAAGCCTATCGTTCAATCTAAGCGATGTTAATAGGCTAATTGGTAAAACAGTCTTAACCGTTACTAAACGTTGCTTTAAATCGAATAAATTAGATAAATACGGAAAGTAATAAGTATAATATAACCCGTTATTTATTGTTTCATTGTGTATTATACTGTTATCTGCTCCAAAGTTTAAACTATATTTCGTGTTTTGGTAGGTTAAATCCTGACCAAATAACATATACGAATCTATATTGTCGTAATTAACGCCATTGTAAAATCTTATGTCATGAGGTAATGAATCGCTTTCGCCATACATATAAAGCAAACAAGGCTTTGGGGTGTACGCTTGATAGTTTTCGTTAAGTGCATACCCTAAAATTGCGTAATCGTTGCCACTAACTGAACGTTGGAATAATAAATTTTCAAATGGACTTTCAATAGTATATTCTCCACCGTCATAATCAAATTGGTAATTCATATCACCGTATTTTTGATTGTAGGTTTTGAAGTAATTTTTATTTGTAAATGCTTCGCTTTCTTGATATGTGAAATTTATCTTTTTGAATAACGGAACTCTACTAACATCGATTGAATCTAAGTCCGTGTTTTCGGTTATATCAACAATAGCTCCTTGACTGTACCATAAATCCAACGGTAATACTTGATAAACATCTTGCTCAACAGCAACGCAAGTCATGTTGAACTCTTTTAACACTCCCGAAAAGAAATCAGTAATTTTAATGTCGGGCATTATGTTGTTTAAATTAACTACTCCCGTAATTGTAGTTGTTAACGTTCCTATTTGAGCTATATTGGTTAATCCTAAACTACTTGTAATTTGATAAATAATATTCATTTCAATACTCGTAGCTTCAGAGGCTCTCACTTTAAAAGTTAGAACCGTATTTAAACCAATCGTGTTTTGAAACGATACATTTCCATAATTACCAATTCCATCCCCAGTTATTGTTTGGCTGTAATTTCCATTTTGGAATACGTCAATATAAAAAGTCGGAGTGTTTGTTATTGATAGAACCTCAAAATAAACCGTGTGAAATTGTACTCCAACAGCGTACAAAATATTTATTTGGTCTTGGTAAATATCTACATATTGTGGTAAAGACGGATTCGGAATATTAGGGTCTGCAATTACAGTTTGTAATATTTGGTCTATTACAACCGCTCTTTGCTCACTTACAAATTCATATTCAGTTGTGTTTTTACCCCATAAAAATAGTTTCTTAAATCTTTCATCGTTAAAAAATGAACTTTGAAATGTTATTCCGTATTTGTCTTCAATAGCTTCAAATATCTTAATTACCTTGACCGCTGGGAAAAGCTCGTCAAATCGAATTGCATGAGCATTTTGAGTTATGTCTTGTGCTCCATGATAATAAGTCCACAATCTTGTGCTTGCTATTAAAGGGTAACGAACATCGTAATCTGTCGCCGCATCAACTATCCTGTCTAATATTTCAGTAGCATCGTATAAATAGTCTAAATCGCTGTAATCTAAGTCTTTTAATTTATCCTCCCCGAACTTATCTTTTAATGAAAGTATGTCGCCATAAAACGTTATTGTGTAGCTTTCTACTTG